TTTGTGCCAGCGGGCTGGCTTGTCGATCACGTTGGCGTTAAGCACCATGGTGCTTTGCTGCACGGTCATGTTGCCCAAGAACTTGATCTGGGCGGCAATCGTTTGCTCGGCCAGCATAATGAACAGTGGGATTTTGTCCAAAGTCGCTGGGTCAGTCCGCTCCAAATAAGATTGAACGTTTTCGACCAGCGAGTCGTAGGTCATTACGGCGGCGACTGTCATTACCAATTACCTCTTGTAAGTTTGTAGGTCATTTTAGTCTCTGCTTAAACGAAAGGCAATTAAACGAACTGGCGGGTTCCGAGCTTGTCAATAATCAGAGCCTGCCTGCGTGGAGGCCCATCGGGGCTGTTTGGGATGCTGATATGGGTCCAAGCATCAAACTCACGGATGATCTGGTCAAAAGGCAGTTTGGAGGCCACCAAAGCCCTCACCACGGCGTCTGGCGCCATGCTTGGTACTCGGATGTCAGCCGCGCAGCCCAAACGGTGCTGGGAGGTGTCTTTGGAGCCTACGCTGTCGTTGACTTGTTTTGATCGGAAGGCGCTGTTGACCATGATTGGCTTGCCGTCCAGATAGGTCTTAACCTTCTCCAAGAACTCAGCCAATCGGACAAGGTTTGCCATCTCGGCATCGTTGGGGGTGTTATCGAACTGCCTGTGGCTGGTGGCAGTCAACTCCTCAAGGGTAAAGTGATCGGTCAGCTTCATTTTTTACCCAGCTTCATGTCGGCCAGCTTCTCGACCGTACGGCCACCAAAGTAGGCAAGGAAGATGATCTGCCCCCACTGGCCCAGCAGTTGGACGTAAGACTCCTGCGCGTTGTAGCCAAACGCAGACATCATGGTGAACAGGAAGAAGGCCACAAAGATAGCAATCAAAGCCATTGGGCGGATGTTTTTAGACATCCAAGAGTCACTGCCCATGTCTGAGCGCCAGCGGTCTGTGATGTTCTCCTGCTCGACTTCGTAGAGCTTGGTGTCGTTCGCCATCTTGGCAAGTTCACCGTCTTGAACCATCTTCCCCAATTCCATCTGGGCCTTGGCCTTGGCTTCAGGGTCTGGGATGAGCTTGTCAATGAGCTTGCCGCCGATTTCAAATAGTGCTGTAAGGGGGAACATATTTAGCCTTTCAAGTCAAAACTTAGATTTGCATGGCGAGGGTACTGAACGATACGCTCGCCCTCTGGACATTTGTATTTGATGGTCGCCAGCAAGGTGGCTTTACCGGGTGCAATCTTTTCTTTTCGCACCATCGTCAACTGGTAGGTGAACGTGTCAATCTCTGGCCCGGCTGGGCCGCTGAACTTGCTCGCCGTGGTTGTTGCTTCATGCAGCATACCTGCTGCGTCTCTGATGCTTGGGGTAAAGCCCTCCACTGAGCAGTCATCACGCTTTTTAATACGGGCAACCGTTACGTTGATGGGCTGTCCAGCCTCTGCAACAATCTTGAAATGCTCTGGTGTCCACTCAATAATGGCCCTGTCAAACCACCCAATTTTGTCGGCCAAGGTGTAACCGCCGCCAAGCGCGGCAATACTGGCAGCAACTGCGCCAATGGCTTTAGTCAGGTCAAAGTTAGAAAACATATTTTCATTACTCACAATCAGCACCGACCGCCGCACTCTTGCACAGCTTTGTAGATGATCCAGCCGACACCGCCGCAGACCAGCGCCAGAACCACAAACATCAGGACAAGGGTGATAACCTCATCCATCTCTTTCTTGTGCCTTGCAGCCGCCTCGCGCTGGCGTCTGGCCTCATGTGCTGCTTCTTTGTCGATACTTGCAGCGCGGGCCAGAATCTTGGCCCACACGTCCATCTTGTTGCTCTGGAAGAAGAGCATCTTGATCTCTTCCTCAAACGCTCTGGCTGACTCGATGGCAAGCTCAAGCTCGATGGCTTTACCCATCGCAGAGCCCTTGAATCCACTGGTCTTGGACTGCTGGACAACCTTGATGGCGTCTGATTTGGCGCTGAAAAACTTACCCAGTACAGGGCCGAGCGACTCCACATCTTTGACGGTTTGGGCAGCCGTCTTCACCAGCTTCACAGCCGTTTGTATTGCCGCTAGGGCTGTGAAGGGGTCGATCATAAAGCTGGGTTCTACTCAAGCGCCTTGGTAGGTGGCGGCGCGTTCGACGTAATCATGTTTGCAGTATGGGCTAACACACGCAGATTGGTGTCGTTGGCTTTGACCATCTCGTTCCTGAAAGTTTCAACCGCAGCCCCGGTTTGGCGTTGTTGCTGGCTGTTCTCGATCATCAAGATGGGCATCCACGCAATCGAGCAGGCCCATTCGTCAACTTCTTGCCCCGTATTAGGATTGTGCCCACGGACCTGAACAAACCAAGCGCACTGAAGTCCTACGCAGTCTTTTTTAATGAGGGGACAAAAATTGCCCTTTTCTAGTTTCATACGGGTGTGGGCGCAGGAGCGGGGGTATCGTGACGAAGCTGCCAAGCATCGAGCGCTGATTGAAACGGGCTTATGTCTGTTATCGTTTTGTTTTCCACCATCCGGCCTTGCGCATCGCAGATTTCCACTTCGCCTTCCGTTTCAAACCACTGCACGGCGTGGATGTTGTTGGGAAGCGTAAAGGCTAAATTACTGTATGTCAGCCCGTCTTTGGTGACGGCCCGGTCTGGGTAAATAATAGTTACACGCATATTCGATCCTTTTAGTTAGCCGTAGCGATAATCACGTCAACATACTGCACCGCCAAGTTAATTGAGGTTCCAGAAAACGAGTGGTTGTGCGAGCCGCTGCTGCCTTCGTAACCAACGGTTACAGAAATACCTGTAACAGCGGCTGCGGTATTAGTAATTATGCCGTTTCCGCCAAATGCCCCCGCATACCCATTTACTCCAAACGCATCAAACCCGTTTTGATGTACGTGACTAGGATCACTGACACTTGCACTGTGGTTGTGGAATGGCATCTGCGAAGTACTGAGTGTTGTTGAGCCAACAGAGCCGCTAACCGACTGGTTTGAAAAAGCCGTTGAAAACGAAACCGAGCCCCCGGAAGAGACACTGCCGTTCACCACCCGCAGGGCTTTGTTGTCGTGGGAAACACTTTTAGTCCACCCCGTAGGAGCCGAAGACTGGACAAACAACATCACCGTGCCCGAAGGAATGGGAGCGCTGGCGGAAGTGGTCGCAATGGTAATAGAACCAGCGCCATTGGTAATTGTCACGTTGGCCCCTGCCGTCAGGGTAGCGGCGGAGAAGCCTGACCCGTTGCCAATTAGCAACGTACCGTTGCTCGGAGTGGTGCTAAGTCCTGTACCTCCGTTGGCCACTGGAAGCACGCCAACAAAACCGGGAGCATCGACAGAACGGAAATTAGTCCCGTTACTGAACACTGCCAGCTTTGACCCCGCCGGTACTGCAACTCCCAAGCCCGCAGCCGTTGTATTGCCAATCACTGTGGAGTTGTAGATCGTGGCCGTGTAGGCGGTGGTGTTGTAGATGATGTACTGTTTAGACGCGGGTGGCGTGTACACGGCAAAGTTTGCCGTGGTAGTGGTGGTCAGGGCGATGACTGCGTTTCGTGCTTGGTCAGCGGCCCCGTCCAGTGCAGTGAATGCTTGGTCCGCCGAAGTAACCGACACCGTAGCGTAACCCGCGATAGCATCTTCAATCAGAGTGCCGAGGTTGGTGTTGGTCGTGGTTCCCCATGTGCCCGCTTGATCGCCGGGGCCAATGAGTTCAATGCGTAAATCGGGGGAGTAGGTGCTTGACATGTAAGTCCTTCAGTTCAGGGTATTTTGGCAGATTTACTCAAGCAGGTGCAACAGGCCAAGTAATCTCTTCAAGAGTCGCCACTTGAGCGCTGGTTGCAGGCATATCACGAAGTTGCTGACGGTATGCGGCCCACAGTGCTTTTTCTTCACTGGCAAGGGGGGAATCGACAAACTGTGTCCAATCGGACTGTTGTAGAAGGTGATTGCGAATATTCCGCACAGCCATAGCTATTTGTTCGCTGGTAGGAGGTATGAATTCTGGAACAGGCATGTGCTCATGGTAACCAAGCTCTGCAAAGCCCGGCGTGTCTGTTAGCCCCGTGCGTTCACAAACGGTTGCATAGGATATGGGTCCTTCAATCACTACCCCGTCCACGACATAGTTGAATAATACGTGGTGCATTTACATATCTCCTGTACCAGTTGAGGGGAAGGACCGTCCAGTGCCCCAAATAATACGAACACAGCCATCAGCGCCTCGGTGAGTACCCCGGCCTACGGGGTCGCTAGTACCACTGCCACCGCCACCGCCACCATAACGACCGCCGGGGCGAGTAACATTACCAAAGGAGGTATACGGGTTTTGTCCCGCTGAAGCTGTTTCTCCGCCAGAACCTCCGGCACCCCCATAGTTAAGACTCCCTGAAGTACCTTGCCCAAAAGGTGCCACACCCCCGCCACCGGCTGATCCGTAAGTGGAGCTGTAAGTAATACCGCCCGCTGCGCCTCCCCCCGAACCGGAGGCATTACCACTGCCGCCGTTTCCGGAGTAGCCGCCTGCTCCGCCGCCGCCATAGTTGGCGTTTCCGCCTCCACCGTTTCCACCGCCATCATAGCCAAGGGCAGTGCCACCGCTACCACCACTAGTGGATCCGCCGCCGTTTGCTACGCACTCTTGCACGAAGGTGGGGCTTACAAAAGAACTGCTTCCACCGTTTTGAATGCCACGGCCAACATCGCCACCGAGTCCGACGTTTACCGTCCAGACTTGTCCGGGAACAACTACGATATTGTTTTTGTATGCCAGTCCACCGCCTCCACCGCCACCGCTCGACCATGTTGAGCCCTGACTACCTCCACCAGCGCCAATACAAACCACGCAAACACTAGTTACACCCGCAGGGACCGTCCATGAATATGCGCCAGCACCAAAACCATAAAAAGCCTGTCCTGTCGGGCTTCCAGCGCCGGAAGAACTGCTCCATGTCGTGCCGTCAGAGGTTAAAACATTGCCCGCTGTTCCGGGGGCCACGAATTGAACCGCAGCCGTACCGTTGCCCAAGATGACGTTGTTAGCTGTCAGCGATGCAACCCCGGTGCCGCCACTGGCTACAGATATGTTGGACAGCGTATTGCTTGCACCGCTGATGGTCTTGTTTGTCAGCGTAGCGGTGTTGGTAGCCGTCAAGACGTTTGACGGCGTGATGATGTTTGAAAGTACTGCCATTTCACACTCCTGTTGCGCCAGCCATATCAGGCTGTGCCATCACCCATGCGTAACACTGGGCCAAGAAGTTATCACCTGCTTGCGCGTACACCTCAGAGGCGGCAACGTGGTAGCGGCGAAAATCTACGTCCTTGGTGTCCTCGTTGGTTGGCTGGGTGGCATACCCCACTATGTCAATCATCACGCTGTGGCGGGGGGTTTCCTGACGTTGGCGGCTAATTGATGCGGTGACAATGCGGAAGTACGCGCCCGCAAATGGGACGCCAAAGTTTGATTGCTGGAGGTCGATTTGAATTGCCATGATTTTTCCTTTAATTATCCAGTAACTTCTGTTGTCCGGACGGTTGCAACCCAGCGAATGGTTTTTGCAGCTTCGCCAGTAACCGTAACTGCCAGTCCGCCGTTAGTAGTGTCTGCGGTTAGTGCAACCGTCCATGCCGACCCATCAGATGCAATAAGGTCGATACTTGGCGTTCCAATTAAAGTTGTTGTGCCAGCGGAAGTTCCTCTACGAATACCACCTTTAAACTCCCAAACCATGCTATCTGTATCACTGCCCGTATTGCGAGCAACAAGTTGGCCCCTAAAAATAAAGGTGCTGTCGTTGGGGAGAATAACTTGGTTGATGGTAGAAGCTGCTGAAGTATCAGAAGACATAACCGCCGCAATCGCGGTTGTTGTAGCCCCGCGCAAAACTATTTGCCCCGTCTGCGAACTTCCTTCAGCATTGGTAGAATTAAAACTTCCGCCAGCCCATACCTGTTTTCCATTAATATATCTGGCATTTGCCCCGAACCCCCATGCAACAGAGCTTGTACCGGCTGCAGCGTTGCCATCCCCTAAAGTAATTGAATTAAATCCAGAAGACACATTTCCAAAACTTGAATAACTACTACAAATAGATATCGAGTTAGATACGGAGGCTACTGCTCTTGCCCCAATGGCAACGCTAGCATATGCAGCCTTTGCAATATAGCCCATTGCAATAGCGAGTGAGTTCGAAGTTCCGTAAGAGCTTGAGCTGGTTCCAATAACAGCAGCAAACGTATCCGTACCAGATGCGTAAGAGCCGCCAAGAGACACTGCGCCGGAGCCGGTAGCGACGGCATACTGAGAACCGTTGTTAAGTCCAATAGCCGTGCTATTGGTACCGGAGGGGCTTCCTAAAATGCCAAGTGAATTTGTTCCAGACGAAGTACCTCCGCCAATATTTATAGCGCCAGAATTAGAGGCGATGGATGTAAGTCCGCCTGAGCTTATAGCTAGTGCCCCGTTTCCAGAAGCTGTTGGTCTAAAGGCAGTACTAAGCATATTTTCCGCGTATGCCCGCATTACCTTTTTGTTACCCGTCTGCCAGTTTGAGCCGTCAGAAACAATCTCCATACCTTCGCCACGGCGAAGAATTACCGCTTGCAAACCGTCAATTGTTTCCGACGCAAATGCGTCAATAGTAATTACATCAGTTGAGGTTGCACTAGTATTCCAAATCGTAACATTAAACCCAGCCCCAAGCGTGGCCGCAGCCGTCAGCGATACCGTGAACGTGCCGCTGGTGCAGTTGATAACCTTACCCAGATCGCCAGCAACTACGGTATAGGCGGCAACTTTATTGTTGATGGTGAGGATACCTGACGCCACAACTAAATCGCCTGCGCCGAGCAGGGTCGTGCCGTTTATCGTCTTAATGTTACTGCCGGAGACCAGTTCGGCTTGCACACCAGTCAAGGTGTTATTTGCAAAGGCAATAGTCTTGTTTGTTAATGTCTGTGCGCCGACAAGAGTAGCCAAGCTCGTCGGGAAAGTGTTGGTCGCCGAAGTCAGGTCTTTATTCGTCAGTGTCTGAATATCATTGAGCGTTACCAGTGTGCCACCGTTAACGCCAATCTGCGCGTAGACTTCCCAACTCGTGCCATCGTAAACAAGCTGGACACTTACGCTTGCAATGTCACAGACCAGATTTTCGGCTAGGCCAGCGATAAGCGAGCCATTGCGGTCCACAGTGAGGTTATTCGTACCCCAAGCACCACCAGCATCCGCAACTATTACTTGAACACCTACAGCGGGTGTAGCGGGCAGCGTTACCGTAAAAGCGCCAGCCAAGGTGTCACAGAGCACGCCTTCGTTGCTTGCGGCGGTGTAGTTGGCTGTTTTGTAGACGTACGTCAGGCCCCCACCACCACCTGCTGGTGCCGATATCCAAGTTGTGCCGTTAGCAGTAAGCACATTACCCGATGTAGCCGGAGATACAAACAGCGGTGCGCCTGTGCCGTTGCCCAAGATGACATTATTAGCCGTCAGACTCGTCAGACTTGTGCCGCCATTGAGTACGGGCAGCGTACCGTCAATGTGAGTAGCTGCGCCAATCTTGCCCCAGCTTGGGGCCGAGCCGACACCGCCAGAAATCAAGGCATTACCTACAGCTACGTCAGCCAGTTTGGCAAAGGAGGTTGATGTGTCTGCGTAAATCAGGTCGCCGATGGTGTAGGAACTTAAGCCTGTGCCGCCCAGTGGGGCGGAGACTGCCGTGAACCCTGTTGCCAACGAACCCGCTGCCAGTGCGCCCGTACCTGTGAGGTTGCTATACGTGCCTGCAATACGACCTGCTGGAAGTGTGCCAGTGGTTATGTTGGCTGCGTTGGTTGTGTCTGTTGTAGCTGATGCTGCAAGCCCAGAGACTGCCGCAGATGTGATGGCGATGCCCGTGTTCGTGACGCTCGTTACCTGACCCTGCGCGTTGGTGACGAATACAGGGACGTTGGACGAGGAGCCATACGTGCCTGCTGTGCCAACATTGGAGATGTTGAACGTAGTGGCTGGACTCAGGTTCAGACCCGTACCCGCAAGGTATGGGAAAGCCGCGCTAATAAGCGCGAACGTAATGGCAGTCGTGCCAAACGTGATAGTCCCAACAGTGTTTACAGCATACAGGTTACTAGCGCCCGTATCGCCTGCTTGGACATAGAACGCATCCCCCTGACCCAATGAGTCAGGGCTATTAACCGCGTAAGTGTCTGCGTCCGTTGCCCGAGTCAAAACCCAGTTAGTTGAGACAGTGCCGACAGTCGTAACCGTGTAAACGCCGTTCTGGAATGCGCTGGTCTGGTTGTGAATCAGCACCCGCTTACCCGTAGTCATCAACACCCCGTCAATAGTCAACGCAACTTGCGTTCCTGCGTTGGTCAGCGTGGCCCCAACTCCGTCTCCTGCGCCGCCCGGCTGGTTGTACGTGGCATTCAGATTACCCGCAGCAACTGGAGACTCTACAAAAACAGGCTCATGGTAGACAATACCCAGCGCCGCAATAGAGTCCACATAGAATTTATTTGCTATGTCATCGCTAACGGCTGGTGCTGTGGTAATGGTTCCAGTAGTCAGTGCAATGGATGCGGCTGTAATAGCGTTGAATGTGCTCTGTACAGGGTAAGAACCTGCTGAGTCCAAGTACACCGAACGCTCTGCTGGGTACGTACAGAATACGTTCTTGCTGCCTGCGGCAAAGTTAACCAGCGCCCCAGCGTTGCTGGACTCCAATACCGTTGTACGAGACAGCGTAGTCCCAGACAAAGTGTACGTACCAATGCCAACTTCCCAGTCCCCTGTGATGGCGTCTGCAACTGCGTAGTATGTTGTGTTGCTGTTACCTATGATGGCGAATGTTTGGAAGCCAAGGACTGCACCGTCAAGAGTCATTGTCCCCGTGCCGACTACAGTCGTGGTTTCTTGTACGCGATCTTTTACAACTAAAGCCATTTTTGTTCCTTACGATGGCAGGATGGTCCAGCCGGGAGCCTGCGTGTCCACTACAACGCTCCAGCCGGGGGTCTGCGTACTGCCTATATTTTGCCAGTTTGGCGTCTGACTGTCGTTGATTGTTGCCCAAACAAGCACGCCGCCGATGTAAACGTAAAGCTGAACTCCGTTAGGGTATACGTTAGCTTCTCGCAAAACCGTCAGCGCAGAGACTGCGGAAGCCATTTCCGCTACTGTTCCGACAAAGACCGCGCTGGTTGATACAACACTCCCCCCGGAAGCCGCTTCGGTTATACCGACAAGGAAGGTTCTCGTTCCAATATTTGCGTCTGCCCCTGAAACTGCTTCCAAAATACTTGCAAAAACTACCGAGTTAGCTGTAGGTGTAGCAAGTGCTGTAACGCTCTCAGATGCGTTTGCCAACATCGTTGCAATAACCGTCTGGGCTGCTTGGGTGGAAGCCGCCTCTGCTATTAACCCTGCAAAATCTACCTGTACCGCCTGAGTGGACGCCGTAGATGCCGCCCCAGAAAGTAGGCTATTGAAGATGTTGTTGATCGTGTTAACTGCGGCTACACCAGAGCTACTTTCGGTATTCGTAGCTACAAAAAACGTTGCTGCCAAAGCAGAATCCGATATCACGGTCCCCGTCTCGGCTACCTCTACGTCATAGGCAATACCACTCGCGCCAAGTGCGGCGAAAGGAGCTTGAGCAAAAGCTGCATCACCAAACACCTAGCCGCCTTTTAAGTAGCAGTCAGCGAAAAAGTGTATGTGACATTCAGTGTATCGCCGCTGTCTACGAGCTTGTCGCCGCCCGTAAAGTCACCAGCGGAAAACAAGATGCCGGACGTACCACTCGACACTGTACACAGGAAGGCACCGCCAACAATAACTGTGGCGTTCATGGCAAACGACGATGGGGACGCAGAGTTAGATATAACTGATGGATTAGCTGTTGTAGCCGTGCCAAACGTGACTGCTTTGCGTGCGCCTGCGTAATCCGTGCTCTCAGTCCAGCCAATATGGGATGCTAACGTGTCTGTTGCGGCAAATGTAGTTCCCGAGCCGGGGCCAGTGACAAGACCAAGAAAGGGCGAGGCTGTGTACGTAGCGCCTTTAAAGTACTTGGCGTTCATGTCCTGCACGCCTTCGTTCATCACGAGGTTGTGGAACGTGTCGGTCCATTTGACTTGGCCGTCAGCGCCGACGCACTCAACGGTGTATACGCCACCGGCCCCCATTTGCTCAGTTGACGCTTTGTTGGCGATCATGCCTGCTTGCACGGCATCTTGAGTTTGGCTGTTTTCGATTGGCATGTAAGCTCCTGTTTAGCTGATTCGCACGATTGCGCTGGTGGCATCGGCGGTTGGGAAAATGATTTGGAACGTGTCGTTAGAAACGGTCTTATCCGCGCCGAAATCCAGCACCGCTACAGATTTGTTGCTTTCAGTGCTGTTGTAGATCAATGCACCACGGGCTGTAAATGTCGAGGCAGGCCAAGATGAGTTGGCAAAGCTGATGAAGGCAGTGGGAACTCCAAGGTTGTTGTTGCCAGACGTAGGGCTTGTAGAGATTACAAGTGTGTTACCCCCAGCCGTGTAGCCCGTACCGACAACTTCAGCCGTTGTTGTATATACAGTAGTGCCGGGACCAATCGTTGACAGCGCCGTGTAAAGCGCGATCTTGTACGTGTCAGGGGACGTGGGGCCAAAGCTATGAACTGCCTGAAGCAGTTCAATTTTAAAGCTGGTCGTTGCTGTTTGTGCGATGGTCATGTAGCTACCTGAAAGTGGTTGGACTTCCGTATATTCTCAGCGCCGGGTATGACACGCAAGTTATTGGGGGCGTGAAGTCCTGAGACGAGTTTACCTTGCAACGGGACGATATGGTCAACGTGCCAAGCAAAACCAAACATTTTGGTACGGACTGCGGCCAACTCGTATGCTTGCTCAATCATCCAGTGGTCATCTGATGTTAGCCACACGGGGGTGCGCTTTATTTTTGCCAAGCGGCGTTTTACAGTGTGTGCAAGCACACGACCAGAGTTAAACGCTTTGGTCTTCTTTGCGTACGCTTTTACCTTTTCGGGGTTGCGTGCGCTCCATGCCTCGATAACTGCACGGCATTGCGCCTTGTTTGCGGCTCGGTAGGCAGTATCACTAATGCGTTTCTTAGCAACATAAACTGGGTTTTGCAACAGCTTGATGCGGTCCTTATCCTGTTGCACTTTTGTACGTTCTAAATTTGCCGCTCGACTGTTTTGCAGATTTTGCTTGGCACAGGCAACACATGCGCCGGACACTCGACGAAAGCCCTCAAGCTCTGGGTGTTTATGGCAGGGAGAGCCGTAACACTTGGGTAGTCCTAAGGCTTTGGCTGCTTGGCGATTGTGCCTTACCATTACGCGACCCCATTGTTTCGGGGCAAAGGCGGAGCACGGTATTGCCCGCTTCTATAACTGTCGGACCGCTCAAGTCCATCACCAAGTCGTTTAGCCAGAGCAAGGGCTTCGTTGTACTTGGTGTTGTACAGCGTAACAAGGTCAGCTTCACCCTTCATGTACGTGTACGCCTCGACCAAGCTGCCATACAGCAGCACAGAGTCAAAGTTATCGCCCAGCCATGTCTGACCAGAGGCAACAGTTGTAATTGACTCAGGGTAGTAGTAATAGTGAAGCTCAACACCATACGTTAGGTTCGGTGTGGGGCCAAGGATGAACGTCAACTCATTTGGGTCGTTGGTCTGCGACCCGAACAATGCGTAATACTTGGGCTGCGCCGTATCTGTTGGCTGGGGATATGCTTGGCGGATGAAGTTCACATCTTTGTTCAGCAAGAACTCATACACACCCAGCGAGTCAATTACCGCAATGGAATACACCGCCAGAAAGTCGTTTGGGCAAGCCAAATACTTGTTGTTGGCCGTGATGCTGCCGGTCACATTCTTGCGAATCGACGGGAACTGCACCGAGTTGTATATACGCTGCTCGGCCTGCTCAATCAGACGGTTAATCTGCTGTGTGCTGGACACGGTAGAGCCGTCCGCCAAGTACGTGACTGGGAACTGGTTCTCCGTGTACGACTCAATGGCCGCGACGAGCTGCGTATAGTTCACGGGTAAACCCTAGTTATGCCATTGGCCCACGGGCGGTGATGCCCTTGGTAGCGCAGCCGTTACCGCGAGTCACAGTGCCCGCAGTTTTGGTTGTCTCGCTACCGGCGGACTTGCTGATGTTGCCCACAGTTGCGTCAACGGTATCGAGCTTGCTGCGGTTTGGCAGCTTACCCGGATTGGCTTCCACAGTCACGGGTTTACCTGACATGGTGTGGGGCTTGGCGTAGGACGCAGCCGACAAGTTGTTCTTTGTAGCCATGATTAACCTCGCT